AAAACCTTTCTAGGAGGAAATCATGGCGAAATATATAGCACGTTTTTACTGTTTAGTAGAAGCCGTTGTTGAAGCAGAAAGCAACGAACAAGTTTTAGACATGTGCGACCTAAATGTATGCGATGTAAATAAACTACCGCACACCATTACAGAAATCACTGACGTGGTTGAAGTGGAGGAAGTATGACTGAAAAGAAAGCGCAAGTCACCGAGCAACTGGCACAGATTATGGAACAAATCGAAGCAGCAAAAGAACAGTGGCTGGTTGATGATTCAGAAGGGGCTTTGTTGCTATTACAAGCAGCAAGCAGAGAGATGAAAAGTGTGGCGTGGCGAATGACGCCAGTGTTGGGGTGAGTATGAAAGTGCTAGATGAACACATCCTTGAGTATATTTGGGATGAAACATTAGACCGTATTGCGCAAGGAACCTTAGTGACTTATATCGGTGGTAGCGTTGGCACGTATAGTGATGATCATGCAGAGAAAAGAGCAGAAGACTTTGCAATATTGGGCGTAAGCCAACTTATTGCCGGCTCTGGATTAAGCGAAAGTCAATTTAGACGGCGGATTAAAAAGCTTATGGTACAAGGTGTTTTATTGCAACGCATTGGGCCAAATAGCTTTGTGATTAACTCAGAGGTGATTAAAGACGCAGCGGTACAAGCCGCACGATGTTGGCGTTCAATCGGTGTGCCGTATGGTATGGACGATAGCGGTAAAGCCTGTAAAACCTTACCTATTAACGCTCTGCCGAGAAGCATTTTTGAGTTAAAGACAAATTGTTATCTGATTTTGAGAAGTAAATATCCGAATTATAAGTAATAAAACCCATTTACAGCCCATTTAAGCCACGTTTAAGTGGGCTGAATAATGTGTTTTAAAAAGGAATAAACAATGCATAAAACTAAACCAAAGTTGATCCAGCTAATTCATATAGCCAAGCAAAAACTGGCAATGGATGAATATAGCTATCGCGCCATGCTTGAGCGCGTTACCGGGAAAAAATCATGCAAAGAAATGAGCGTGACAGAGTTAATGAAAGTGGAAGCGGAAATGGAAGCCAAAGGATTTAAGAAAACCAGCCGCCGAAATCATTCGCCAAGCGGAAAAAGTGCGGTTGTAAAAAGCAATATCGCGTACAAAATTCGCGCCATTTGGATTGAAATGAGCAAACAAGGGCTTGTGCGAGACGGCTCGGAAAACGCGCTCAATGCGTTTGTGCGCGGCGTAGTGAACCCAATTTACGCTAAGCGCGGGATGAATATTCAAGTGCTTAATGTGGGCGCTTTACGCGATGACATGGCCAGTTTAGTGCTTGAGCGATTGAAAAAATGGCAAGCAAGAGGTGGTCTATGAAATTATGCCGCTGTCCCGTATGCCACTCCGATATTCATTTAGACCAACTTTTAGAAGATGAAGCGGGGCGAGAAATTTTAGGGCTGCTCACCGAGTTAAAATATGGCGTAGCCCGCCCTTTGGTTTCATACATTGCACTATTTCGCCCGGATAAATCAGCGCTAAGCAACTCAAGAGCAGTAAAATTAATGCGCGAAGTGCTAGATTTATTCCCACCTTCTCAATTATTAGCCCACTGTTTGAGTGAAACGGTTAATTCAGTGCAGAAAAAACGCCGAGAAAGCCGAAATCTCGCCCCGCTTAACAATCACCGCTATTTAATGCAAGTGATGGAAACGAACCGACCACTCTTTTCCGGTACAGGTTCGGCCGCCGTAAATAACGCGGAACGCCAACAGGCAGAGCGCGCTAATCACGGCAATGATGATATTGAAAACACCATTTTATATATTGAGCGTTTTTATCAGCTAGGCCAGCCGGTGGAGCACTTGCCAGGCTATGATGTATGGAAAAAGTGGAAAGATAAACAGCAAAAATGAACTTTTTTTAACCGCCGAAAGGCGGGTTTTTTTTTTTTTAAA